TAGTTTATGTTCGCATAAAGATTCAGTATACTTAGAGATTGGAACTTTTATTGGAAGTACATTCTTTGCTGCAGGAATGAATAATGCTACAAAATGTTTTGGAGTTGACGATTTTTCTGAACCAGAATGTAAACCCATGATGCCCCATGTTTCATGGGCAGAAATATCAAATCCATATGATATGCTTGTTCAGCACTGGGAAAAATATGAAAATGGTAATTCCGTTTTCATAAAAGCTAGTGCTCAAGAACTAACTAAAGATGACTTTGATGGATATAAACCAAATGTAGTTTTCTATGATGCAAATCATGATATGATTGAGCAGATGAATAACCTCAATCATATTTTACCATTTTTAGATGATAAATTTATTTTGGTTGTGGATGATGCTAATTTTGATGGTGTTGTTGAAGGAACTGTGCAATTCGTAAAGGAAAATAATTTAACTTGTTATTTTGAAAGAAAACTTCTAAGTGGTATAATAGAAAATCCTACCCACTGGTGGAATGGAATTCATGTTTTGGTCTTAGAGAAAACTAAAGTAGTTGATGAGTATTTTGGAAATGAAAGTAATTAATCCAGATATATTAGAAGTACATCATCCTAGAGATTGGGATGTTGAGCAAACACATATTGGTAAGAGTAAAAATCGTATAATCAAAATAAAAAATTTTTTCAAGAATCCAGATTCAGTTAGAGCATATGCATTATCATGTGATTATGTTTCTACGCTAAATGGTGAATATACAAACTTACCTGGATATGTCCATAGAATTGGACATATCTCAAAACAATTTAATGAGCCATTCAAATTTGCTTGTCATACTTACTTCGAAGCTGGTAGATCTGTAATGAGTATTCCAGCTATGTCGGATTTTACTTTTCAAATGTATGAAGTAAATGAAAAATGTAGAATGTGTAGCCTATCACCCCACACGGATGATACTCACTATGCTGCTGTATTGTGCTTGAATAAGTCAGAAGAATTAGTTGGTACAGATTCTGGAACCGCTTTCTTTAGGAATACTGAATTGTGTGAAGAATTTGTTTCTTCTGATAAAAATTACAGATCATCTAGAGCACTAAATCATATTAATGCTTTTGTTAATTTTGATCCATCAAAATATAAATCAAAAGAATGGGAAAGATATCATGTTGAACTTCATGAATATAATTCCGTATTGTTGTATGAGGGAAGACTTTGGCATTCTCCATATTTTAAACAAGGAGAGTGGAGTACTAACCGTCTAACATTTAATGCATTTTTACAATAAATAAATCAGTTATCATTATTAACCATGACTACAGAAGATATGGTGAAGGATTTCACCGAGCAACTGAAAGAGCAAAAAGCAACTATTGTTGAACTTGAAACAGCTTTGACAGCGAGAAAGAATCAGGTTCTCAGATTAGAAGGAGCAATAGAAGCTTTGAATATGACTTTAAAGAATCAAGAGAATGAGATCACCGAATCCGCCGAGTGATGCTAGACAACTAGAGCACATCAACTCTTCCAGAAATCCAATAAAATTTGATGGAGATTTAGAAACTCTTCCATACAGATCTGGTGATCTATACGAAGGAAGAGAGATTCTTTCCATATCAACAGCTCAAACTGTTTATGGTTGGAACTATAGTTTGGTTGTGAGAGGTGATAGAACTCATGTGACTACAAGATTTACTTTTGATAGTCAGCATGATTTGAAATACACCAAACCTCTGGAAAAAATGACACCGAAGAATCTACGAGAACTTAATGTTCCAAATCTAGATACTTAACCAAAAGTCCTCTGTATAAATACAACAGAGGACTTTTTTGTGCTTACCGAATGAAGAGGGTAGTAGTCAAGGTAACCAATAATTCTGATCTAGAAGCGGCAAAGGACTCTATCCTAGATCAATTTGGATACTTAGTTTTTGTAGAGAAATTTAGAAGCTTTAGTATCGTTACCTTTGATGTACCAGAGGAAAACGAAGAAACTGCCTTGTATGATATTCGCTCATTAGGGCATCAGGCAACATGGGATATGGAAGTTACTTGTGATCCAGCAGATTCAGTTGAATCGAATGTTGTTGCCCATGAAGATGAAACTTTAAATGAAGCAGCAGCGGATGCAACTTACGGAACAAGAAATATTACAACTTCTGGCACTGGTACAATATATGTAAGAGTTGCTAATATTGGTGGAGGTAATTTTTATACATTCTCTCAAACATCTGGTGGAATATACACAAGATACTTAAACTTCAGTGGATTCCTACAGGGTGGCACATATACATTTGATACTGCACACTCATCAAATGCTGGACACCCATTTAGATTTTCCGAAACTCCAGATGGAACTCATGGTGGTGGAACCCAATTAACATCTGGAGTATCTGTATCTGGAACTCCTGGTACTGTTGGTTCATACACTAGAATAGTTGTTGGAGCGACGACTCCATCCATTTTATTCTACTATTGTACTGTTCATTCTGGCATGGGCAGATATCAAACAGCACCAAATTTATATGGAACAATTAATATTCATGATTACTGGCACCTGGATAGAATTACAAAGTCAAATCGTTCATATCTCAATAGAGAATTTAGTGCAACTGAAACTGGGGATGGTGTAGACATCTATGTTATTGATTCTGGTGTTCGTGGAGCAAGCAGACCAACAGGAACAAACGCAGCACTACACCCAGAACTTTATGATCCAGATTTTGCAACTAACTTAAACGGTACAGCAGAACAACAAAACTATAGAGTATATCAACTCTCACACTATGCTGGAGCATACGGTACTAATAACGAAGATGATAATGGTCACGGAACTTTCTGTGCAATCATGTCATCTGGTAGAACAGCAGGTGTTTCTAGAAAGGCAAGGATATATTCACTGAAGGCATTTAATAGCGGATTGTCTTCTTCATACTCTCAAATCTTATCGGCATATCAGGCAGTAATTGATCACAACGATCCTTTAGATGCAAACTACAAAGGGAACAATCGTCCAGCTATTATCAACTCATCATTTGGTCCAACAATTCCTAGTGGATCATATCCTTATATTGAACTCAACGATGCTGGAACTGATGCTGGAGTTGAGGTAGAATTGCTTGATGAAATTGAAAAGATTGTAACTGATACTTACAATATTATTTTAGCTAGATCTGCTGGTAATGGATTTGTAGATACCTCTGGCAATTTTGCTGGTCCAATCCAAGGAAAGTATATTGCAGGTACTAGAACTGCTGGATATAGTGATCCAGTATTTAATTCAGTTGATGCAAATCAAAATAAAATTTCTGTTGGTGCAACAGAATATAATGACCGTTGGGCATATTTTTCAAACTATGGTGGTGGTGTAACCACTACTGCTCCAGGTGGAAGATTAGTTTCTCCAAAGTATGATTGGACTAGTAACACAGTCTATACCTCAACATCTAACTATGATATCATCAGCGGAACTTCTTTCTCCTGCCCAATCGTCGCTGGTATTTTAGCTTCTTGGGTCGCTGCAAATTCGTACACAAGAACAACACCAAACTTACCACAGTTATCAAAATCTTTTGTTAGGGGAAGTGGTGCTGATTTCTTAGGAAATGGATGTGGGACAGATCAATATCCAATCAATAGTATTAAAGAAAAAGTTTTACCAACAAATCCATTTACAGTAAGTAATGGATCAAGTAATTTAATTATCTCTTTCAATCCAGCAGATTCGGCATACTTTATTGGTAATGTTGGCAAAAAGGTACAGTTAAGAGCTATATCAGGAACAACAGTTGGTGGAGTTAATATTCAACAGCAAGGTACACAGTGGTTGACAATCTCTGCACAAAATGCAGGGAACTATACAATTACTGTTACTATGGCATCTTCTGGATTATCAACACAGGCAAATGCTGGAGGATCTGGTCATTATCTTGCTATTGTAACTGGAACTCATGAAGCATCTGATGGACCAGAATTTAGTGGAACTCAACTGTATACACAAACTGATTCTCAGGAAACAGCAGGAACAAGCACTAGTGTTAAAAATATTCCAGTAGATCCAGGGGTAGATTTCAATCTTTCCAGCTTAGGTACAACTAATAGAGGATCCGTTTATCCATATGTTGATATCATAGTAACTTGGGCGGCAGCATCTGGTTCTCTCACTGGAACTCCTTTTGCGAATGGAGCATCAATCAATCTCAATCTTGGACTTAGTTCACTTACAACTTGGGCTTCAGAACCAATTACAATTCAAGGTTACACTTTAAGTGGCACTAGTATTTCTGGAACTGGTCTTACCTTTAATGGAAGCACTGGTGTTCTTTCTGGTACAGTAACTGCATCATATCAAAATCTTACATATAATATTACAGTTACTGAAACTACAACTGGTCAGTCTAGAAATTATAACTTCACAATTACTGGCACTGGGGTATCAATTACTGTCACAACTCAACCATCAAATACTTCAGTAGAAGCGGGAGCTGGTATTAACGCAACATTTACTGCTGCTGGTACTGCAATTGATGCATCAACCGTTACTTTTCAGTGGCAGCGTTCAACAAACGGTGGTTCTACTTGGGCAAATATTTCTTCTCTTGCTGGACATAGTGGAGAAACAACTGGAACTCTTACCGTAGATGATGATTTTGCTTTTAATGGCAATCAATATCGTTGTGTTCTTAACAGTGCGACTGCAGTTATAACAACAACGACAAACTCAGCAACACTAACAGTATTCAGAGTAGTTACTATTGGCACTCAACCAACTAACCAAACTCCAGTTGCTCCTGCTACAGCTACATTCTTTGTTACTGCATCTACACTTGATACTGCATCGATCTCATATCAGTGGCAAAAATCTGATGGTGGGGTTTCATATACATCTGTATCTGGAGCAACGTCTGCGTCTTATACAACAGGAGCAACAACATACGATGCTGATTTTGGAGATTACTATAGATGCATTTGCTCAGCAACTGGAGCATCTCCAGTAACGTCAAGTGCAGCTCAACTGCTATTGACTCGAACAATTACAGTTACAACTCAACCTCAAAATGTAACTGGAGCAGTTGGTGGTACAGTACAGTTTAGCGTTGTAGCTACAACCTCGGACAGTGATCCTGGAGATATTACCTATCAGTGGCAGTTCTCAATTAATGGTGGAGCATCGTGGTCTAACGTAGTTGGAGGAAGTGGTGCAACAACAGCAACTTATACAACTCCAACATTAACTGCATCAAATGATGAGCAAAGATATCGTTGCGTTCTTTTATGTACTGGAGCTACTCCAGTCAACTCGGGAAGTGCAACATTACAAGTAGAAACAGTAACTCCAGTAGTTACTCAACAACCCACAAATCAAACTGTAAATGAAAATGCCACGGCAACATTTACATGTCTCGGTGATGTAACGATGGGTCAGATTGGAGCTAATGCAGCTTCATCCTCCTTTGACGTTGAAGATTTTACAACTCCTTCTGCAGGTGGTGGTAACTCCATAGATCCATACTCAGTATCTCTGCAGTCTCAGCACGAACCACCAGTAACATATCAGTGGCAGAAATCAGATGATGGTGGAAGCAATTGGGGAGATATCTCTGGAGCTACTTCAGCATCATATACAACAGGAACTCTTACATATGCCAGTGATAATGGAGATCGCTACAGATGTAAAATTAATGCTACTGGTGCAGCTGCGCCAGCATACACAAATAGTGTCACATTAACTGTACTAAGAACTTTCACAATTACTGCAAATCCAAATAATCAAACAGCAAATGAAAATAGTACTGCTACATTCTCAGTAACTGTTAGCGCAAGTAGTGGAGCTCCATCTTATCAGTGGCAAAGATCTGATGATGGTGGTGTTAACTACTCTAATATTTCTGGTGCGACCAACTCATCATATACGACTCCTCAGTTAGTATACACTCAAGATAATAATGATCGTTATCGTTGCGTTGTAACTCTCACTGGTTCTGCTGGATCACAAACATCAACATTTGCATTACTTACAGTTCTCAGAGTAATTACAATAACAACACAACCACAAAGCGTTGCTGTTATTGAAGGATTTACTGCAACCTTTACTGTAATTGCAACGATTACTAGTGATGTAATTTCATATCAGTGGCAAATCTCAAGTAACTCTGGAGCTAACTGGAGTATTATTAATGGTGCGAACTCTTCCAGTTATACAACTGCCCCAACTGTATATCCAACAACTCCAAACGTACAATATAGATGTGTGCTAACAAACCTTGCTGCAACTACTGTAACTTCTAGCGTTGCAACGTTGACTGTAAATGAATCTGAGTTTGTAAGTGCTCCAGCTACTGTGACTGTAACAACAGATCCAGATACGCTGAGAACATTCTCCAGAACTCCTGCAATTACTACATCAGCATTTGTTTCTCAATATACTGGATCGACTCACTATTCAACTTTCTGGAGAATCAAAAGAGTTGGAGATAACGTTATCATCTATGATACAGCAGGCATTTTTGCAGCAGGTGACACTGGAAATCTAACAACATTTACAGTGTCACCTGGACTTCTGTCATTTGATACTGTTTATAGTGTTCAAGTAAAATTCAGAGACCAAAATGGTCTTGAAAGTTCTTACACTTCTGCTCAAAACTTCGCAACTCCATTCGTAGATCAACCAGTTATCCAAACAATTGTTCCCGCGTTTAATCCAACAATTAATGTAGACCCAGCACAAGTTAAAGCTGGATATGCACACACATCTAGTGATTGGCAGTTTTCACCAACAAACCAATTCCTAACAATCATTCACCAATCACTTGGTAACACCGCTAACAAGACCCAATACATTCTACCACAGGATGTATCTTTAGATCCAAACGCAACTTATTATGTACGTATTAGGTTCAACGTAAATCAAGTTTAATCATGTCAAAGCCATCTTCCAGACAAAATCTTATCAACTACGCTCTGCGTCAGTTGGGAGCTCCAGTATTAGAAATTAACGTCGATGATGATCAGATCGATGATCTCGTAGATGACGCTATCCAATTTTATAATGAGCGTCACATGGATGGATACATCAAAACTTATTTGAAGTATCAATTTGATCAAGCAACAATTGACCTGATGAAAACTGATACGACTACTACAACGACTCAGGTTGGTGCAAGATCTACATCATTTAAAGAGCAAAATAATTTTATCACACTTCCATCTCACATTACAAGTGTGATCAAGATCTTTGATTTTACTTCAAAAAATACAACTAATCTTTTTGATGTTAGATATCAGTGGAGACTTAATGATCTTTGGGATCTTACTCAAACTGAGATTCTGACTTATGAAATGGTAAACAGAAGACTTGAAGATATCTATTTTTTACTCGAAGGGCAGAAGCAAGTAAGATTTAATATGAGAGGAAATCGCCTCTTCTTAGATATCGACGTTCAAGAAGATCTTGCGGCTGGAGACTACTTGGTATTCGAATGTTATCGAGCTATTGATCCAGCAGATTACAATAATGTATATAACGATATCTGGGTTAAGAGATATCTAACTGCTTTGATTCGTCGTCAGTGGGGAGCAAACCTGATTAAGTTCCAGGGCGCTCAACTTCCTGGTGGAATCACCATGAACGGTGAATTTATTTACAACGAAGGAAAAGAAGCAGTAGAAAAACTTGAGTCAGAAATGCTCACGATGTACGAAATGCCACCGCTGGATATGATCGGATGAGAAACGTATACTTCACTCACGGAACTCGCAACGAACAATTCCTTCAACAAAATCTTGTGGAGGAATATCTCAAGATGTTTGGGATGGATATTCTTTATATCCCAAGACAACTTGTTAGTAAGGATAGTGTTTTTAACGAAGAGATCATTTCTCAATTTGATGACTCATATATCATCGAAGCTTACTTAGAAAATGCCGAGGGATTCCAAGGTGGTGGAGACTTACTTACTAAATTTGGAATTAGACAATCCGATGAGATTACTCTTGTCATTTCCCAGCAAAGATTTGAGGATCTTATCTCACAGTTTTTACTAGCAGATCCAGAAGTTCTTTTAGGAACAAGACCACAGGAAGGTGATCTGGTTTACTTCCCACTAACTAATAATTATTTTGAAATCAAATTTGTAGAACACGAAGAACCATTCTATCAGATTGGAAAGAACTACATATTTAAACTCAAGTGTGAGCTCTTTGAATATCAAGATGAGAAAGGAGATATCTTTGAGGGAGACGAAGAACTTATTGATACTGGATATACTGTTAAGTACTACTACCTTAAAGATACTGGAACAACTGCAACTGCTAATCTTACTCGTAATAATGGATCGATTGAGCAAGTTCTGATTACTAATGGTGGATCTTCATATATGGAAGCACCAACAGTAACAATTGCTGGAAATGGAAATGGAGCTACTGCAAAAGCATATCTCGCAACAGTATCTCTGACTGGTGGAACTCCTATTCGAGCAGCAAAAATTAGAGCTACTGTAAAGGATGGAGAAATAAGAGCAGTCACTATCGTTGATGGTGGTTTGAGTTATGACGAGGATAGAACAACTCTCGTTGTCTCAGATCCTGATACTGGTGGACAAACTGCTTCTATGCTTCCAGTATTTACGAATGGAGTTTTAACATCTATCAAGTTACTTGATGGTGGATCAAACTACAAGTCAGTTCGTCTTGTTGATGTAACAAATGCAGGTTCAGGATATACCACTGCCACTGTCTCATTCTCTGCTTCACCATCAGGAATCACTGGATCTTTTGTTGTGCCAGAAACTGTAACTGGTGGAACAACTGGTTCTCAAGCACAACTCGTTGAGTGGGATTCATCTGAGGGTTGGATTAAACTCAAGAATCCAACAAAATCATTTAGTCTCGGTGAAGCGATTATTGGAGATAATTCTGGAGCGATCATTTCACTCAACTCTTATAATAACATAGATAGTACAGATACTAAATATTATGAAAATGAATTCTATGAAGTCAGTGGTGATGACATTATAGATTTCACTGAATCGAATCCATTTGGAGTAGCTACTTGATATGTTGGGAACCTATACTTATAATAAGATAATCCGAAAGTGTGTTATTGCATTCGGAACTGTCTTCAATACTATTGAAGTAAGAAAAGAAAATCCAGATGGAACTACTTATAGTAGGATGAAAGTTCCTCTTGCATATGGACCTCGCCAAAAGTTTCTCGCAAGAATTACAGAACAAGCAGACTTAAATCAAAAGGTTGCTATTACTTTACCACGTCTTTCATTTGAGATGACTGGTATTTCTTATGATGCATCTAGAAAGTTAGCTCCAATCACAACTACATTTAAGTCTGTAGATAATAACGTAGTCAAGAAGCAATTTACTCCTGTCCCATACAATATTGACTTTGAGTTAAATATTATCTCAAAGACAAATGATGATGCGTTAGAAATTGTCGAGCAGATTTTACCATTCTTCCAACCATCTTATAACCTTACCATCAAACTTGTAGAAGAGATGGAAGAGTTTAGAGACGTTCCAATTACTCTGAATAGTATCTCATATTCAGATGATTATGAAGGATCATTTGATGATCGCAAACTCACACTCTTCACTTTAAATTTTACAGCTAAAGCATACGTCTTTGGTCCCGTTGGAACAACGTCGCCAATCAAAAAAGCAACTGTCGATTATCATACCAAGGTTGATCTTTCTACAACTAGACAAGTATCCTATCAAGTTACTCCAAAGGCACTGGTTGATAGAGACAAGGATAACACAACAACTATTGTTAGTGCAATTACAACTAAGACTCTCACTATTCAGGTTGCGGACTTTACAAATATTCCAATTGGAGCATTTGTAGAAATTGGTAATGAAGTAATGAAGGTTAAATCAAAACCAGATACGAATAAGATTGCCGTCATTCGAGCTCAGAACGGTACTATAGCAGATGCCCATGCTGCTGGAACTCCAGTGGATGTTATTACTACAGCAGATGATGCTTTAGTTGAAGCTGGAGATGACTTTGGATTTAATGAATTGACTTCTTTCTATGGATAATTTTGAAGGTTTAGATCAAGCATTTGAGACTCTTGCTGAGATAGTTCCAGTTGAACAAGAAGAAAAACCTCAGGTAAAGAAAGAAAAACCTGATGGAGATGATGTTCAAAGCGACTATGAATATGCAAGATCCAATTTATACCTGCTGGTGGACAAAGGACAAGAAGCTATCAACGGCGCTCTTGATTTGGCTATGTCTTCTGATCACCCTAGAGCATACGAAGTTGCTGGACAGTTGATCAAGCACGTAGGTGATGTTGCCGATAAATTAATGGCACTCCAAAAACTCAAGAAAGATGTTAAGGATGAGAAAGCAAAAGGTCCAACTAATGTAACTAACGCTCTTTTTGTTGGAAGCACGGCTGATCTACAAAAGATGTTGAAAGACGCATCGAAGAAAAAAGATAAATAAAAAGAAGGTCACTTAAAATAAAATGACAGGTATCATTAAGCCACTGAACACTACGGCGTTATTACCAACCAGTAGTGGCAGTGCAACGACTTTAAATAATGCCAAATTAATTCACGTTTATCCAGTTGGAACTGTTCTTGGTGGTGGAACAACTCAAGATCAAGATGGTATAACAATCAATATTGTATCCACTCAAGGTCAAGCTCCAATTGCATCCATCAGAGTTGCACTTCAAGAAACTTTAGTCATCGAAAAAAATCCAGCACATTTTATCTACGCTGATGGAAATGTGTTTGCAACCTCTATTGCATATAGAAACTGATGGCGGAAAGACTTCCCACTTCCTATGGTAGATATTATACCATCTCCTTGATGTGGAGGGGGTCACCTTTTTCTGTGAATGTCTTTAGATCTAAAACTGCATTAATGCAAAGATCTCAAGCTCAAAGAATTGTAGATAAGATTTATCCAGGTAGTAGAGTTGTTACATTTTGGGAATCGGATCCAACCGATTCCTCAGTATTCCTAACTAAAGAAGAAAGGAAAATGAAATCATTCAGAGAATTTAGAGAACACTGTGGATGTGCGGTAGAAAAATCTACAAACGATAAGAAAGTATACTCTAGAGAGCACCCTGAAGCACAGAAGAATGTTAAGAAGATGCAGAAGGAGGATTGGCAGTCAGTCAATCGTAAGGATAAAACGGATGGGTTAAGTCAGAAAGCAGTTAATGCATATCGTAAAGAGAACCCAGGTTCTAAACTACAGACCGCAGTTACTGAAAAGAAACCCAAAGGAAAAAGAGCTAAGCGTAGAGCATCATTCTGTCGCCGTATGAAAGGAATGAAGTCAAAGCTAACTTCATCTAAAACTGCTAGAGATCCAGATAGCAGAATCAATAAAGCTCTCCGTCGTTGGAACTGTAACTGAAAAATGAAAACCTTCAATCAATTCCAAGAATCCGCAGGAGATAAATTCAAGAATATGACAGATGCACAATTCAGAGATTGGCAAAAAGCCA